TCCGGTGAAGCCTGAGACGCCGCACTTGTTTCTGAAGCATCGCCAGCGCCCACCGGAGCCGCTGGCGTCCATGCTTACCAGCATGGATACTTCCTTGCTCGCCCCGCCCCCACAGGCGGGGCAGAGGATGCGTGTTTGCTCGCCGGGCTTGAGGCCCGCGAGCGTCAGCTTGATCGTGTCATTGGTCGCACTCACAAGCTCGTGCTCCCGCCTTGCCCCCCCTTAATCCCCCCCACGATATCACGCGAGGGGGAACCCTGCAAGTCCTGGGGCTTGTCGAACATTCCCGCCTGCTTGTTCGCCTTCGCCCACGCCAGGATCAGCTCGTGCTGGATCTTTGACATAGTGAGCATGGCTCGCCGCAGGTTATCCGTATTGGTGGGATCTGCCATCGCCTCCGCGATCTCTCCCACGGCTTGGGTCTGCATGATTTCAAGATACTGGGGGCCTAGTAACTCTTTGATATTGTTACGCTTTTGCATTGTTTGTGCCTCTCATCATTAAAACATCACGGGGGGTAATCTGCATCGAGCGCGGCCAGTAATAGTGCCGCTCCGCTAACGTCAACTGATCATAGCCCGGTCGGTCCTGGTCAAGCTGGGAGCGCCGCGGGGCGTTCTCCGGGTCGCTTACCGCAAGGTGAGTCTCGATCGCCCGCGCGATCTCCGCGGGGCTCATTGCTTGTCGCCCCTTAGGTCCAGGGCCATAAGATCCTCCATGGCTTCGTGCTGGGGGGCGTCGAGCTCATAGGCAAGCGCTGGCCCCAGGTAGCGCGCCGCCAGCGTGTACACAAGCGCGTCCCCCGTTTCCTCCCGCACGGGGTTTTTAATGGGCTGGCTCTCCCATACGCGCACCTCGATGGTTCGATTCATGGCAAGGTAGCGCTTCTCGCCTGGTCGGATCAGCAAGGCGCAGCAATTCCCGTTTACCGCATCGGTACGCAGGCTGAAAAACGCTTCCCGCTCAGGATCGCCGGGTCCCGCCGCGTAGACCACGGGAGCCCGGGAAAGGCGCAGGGCCGACACCATAGCCGCGACCCGCAGCATGTACACGGCCACGTTGCGTTGATAGGTGGGCGCCAGGGGGTCTATTTTCGCCCCTGGGAGGTTTTCCGCAGTCCATGGGTCCACCAGTATGGGCTTGGCATAGCGCACCCCAGAGAGCGCCACAAAAGGCCCCACGGGGGTAAGCTCGACGTAAGGGCAGAATACCGCCTGCTCCGCCGCGATAAATGCTTTTAGGTAATGCTTTTCTCCCGCGCCGTAAAAGGCGACGGGCAAGGCGTTTGGATAGCTATTCATTTCTTTTGTCTCCCAAAAAGGACAGCTAAAGCTTGCCCGGCAAGTGGGCGGTATACTTACTTTCTGCCCACGCTTTATCTATATCGCTTCCGTGAGTCTTTTTCCAGTACACGGGGCTTTCGTACCTGTAAAGCTTCGTGCGCTTGTCTGCTACTCCCGCTCTCCCGCCCGTGACCTCCTCGATATACTGCAAATGATGGCCCCGATCAAGGGCTGCGCGCAGCTCCGCGTAAAGCGTCCCGCCTCTCATTACTGCACCCTCCAGTGCGTCGGCCTCATTACTTCACCCTCCAGCACCGCACGCCGTCCTCGCCGTGCTTCTCCGCGCGTCGCACGCGCACCCGGAATAGGCGCCCCATGCGCGCCCCCGCTTGCCTGGCGGAGGCGTAGACCCTTCGCCGGGCGGTATCGTGGTCCTCGCCTTCCTTCCGCGGTGTAAGGAAAGACTGGCCCGGCTCCAGCTCCTCCCAGGGGTAGACCCGGTTGTGTCCACCCTGGCCCCCGCGGGGCAAAGGGACGCCCGCGTCAATCTTTACAGCATTGCTCATTTTCTATCCCCTCGCACTAGCTCAACAAGTTTGATTCCCAGATCCGCCACGGCGGCGATGGGTCCTATAAGAACGATCATTAGACACTCGCCCCAGCCAGGCTGGGGGCGCCCGTGGTTGAAATCATCGGCCCAGTTTGCAATGGCGCAGCCTAGGCCTAGTATTAGGTACACGGTGAGAAAGGTAAGCTCTGGCATATTTTAGACTCCGGCTAAAAGGTAAACGCTAGGGCTACAAAAAACCACAATAGCGCAAGGGATGCAAGGGATAGGCCCGAAAGGATAGCAGCCCCGCAAAGGGCTGCCATACGATTAAGGCGCGCCTCGCGCGCTAAATACGCTTGATGCGCTCGATTCATGGTTAAACCCTTACTGGCATGACAACAAACTTCAGCGCCGGGTCCTGGCAATCGATAAAGGCCGCGGCAGTGCCCTTAAAGGTAGGCCGCACCCAAGCATCCCGCTTCCCCAGGGTCTGCTTCATGATCGCCGCGGTGTGCTTAAAGATAGCGGCAAGGAAAGAAGCATTTACTGCCGTCTCGCTGTTAAGCGCTTCCGCTTCCGCGTCGCGCGCCATTGCGAAAACCTGGGCAAGGGCTGGCATTCCTTCCAGGGAGCACGTTAGCTCGCCGCCTAGGTGGCCCGCGCCTTTTAACTTGATCGCCTGGGCGACGCTTTGAGAGCCCTCGCTAAAGGTAAGGGATACGCTCTCCGCGCCCGCGGGAAGCTTGCCCACGGGCACCAGGTACTCGCCGGCAGGCATAGGGACGTCAAGAGTCCAGCGCATAAGTACCTTGCCGTCAGACGCCCAGGCGTAGCAATCGTTGAAAATGACGTGCAGAAGCGCCCAGCGCCCAGCGACAGGCTTTTCCGTAAACTCACAAAGGGCTTTCCACACGGTGGCCGGTAGGGTCACGGTGACGGGCTCCGCAGCGCGGATCGGCTCGACGTTGTTTGCAAGCATGGTCTATTTCTCCACGGGCGCCCCTTTCGGGGCTCGCCCTATCGTCTGCTTAAAGGGTTTAGGCTGCGCTTTCAGCGTAGTCCTCGATCAAGTGCTGCGCAATTTCGTACCAATTAACGTTGGCCATAAAGGCTAGGGCATAGTCCAGCGCCAAGCCCTCGCTGCTATCTGACAAAAGCTCCTCGCAATGCGCTTTAAGCGCTTGCGCGAGCTCCCAGGGATCATCGCCCATCTGCATATCCTCCCAAGGGTTTATGCCATCAATCAATTCAAGATTGATTCTCCACGTTGCATAATTGGTCCAGCCGTTGTAGGTGTTGTCGGTCATTGTGTCGTGCTCCATTGTGTAAAGACAGGGTAAAGGTACAGCAAAGGCTAGGGCATGGCAAGGGGCCCCGTTAATGTTTAGTTTGATTCTGGCAAGCCTTTGCAAAAGAACCTATGGCCAAACTCGTTTTCAAAGTAAGTGTTTTCCTCGCCTTCCTCGGCGAGCTCGATAGCGCCAGCGGCGAGCCAGGCTAGGGCAGTCTTGCTTTCAATTTCTTTCGGATGCTCTTTCATGCTTCACTCCTTGCGCCCCGTAGGGCGCGCTTTAGTGTGTGTGTGTTTAGAAATTCCAGGGCTGGGCATTGTGCTGCGCTGCTACCTTGCGCGCTTCGCGGATCCCACTCACGCGGAAGCGCTGGGCGCCAATCTCAACAAACTTAAGAGCCTTGGTTGCGTAGTAATAAGCTTTCATTGTGTGCTTCCTTTTATAAGGCCCGCGCCGTGCGGGCATGGGTGAACCATAGGCTAGGGCATGGGGTAATGCAAGGGATAAGGTAGACCGTTCATCGCCTGGTCTGGTGTAAGCCTAGCCTTACGTCTAGCTAAGCTTGTCCCCCCTTGGCTCTCTTGCACTCTCTAGCGGGTCCCGCATCAACATTCTTTCTGTACAATTTTTGATCAATCTTTGGATGCTTTGGTGCTTGTCTTTAATTCGTGTGCATTAATTCAAGTGCATTAATAGTGTGAGTGAGTACTTACTTCGCTTCCACGCCAGAAAACGCGCAGTTAGTGAGTGCTTACTAACCCGGGGGCACCCCCCTCCTGGGGGGATTGGTAGTCTGTAGCACCCGCACTAATTGACGAGAGGTGGTTTTTGGCCCCTAGCCTAGCGGCTTCTGTGGGTAGTACAGCCCTTGCATACTATGTAGATCTGCCCTCGCATCGGGCCGCCCTAGGGGGCTCTGCCCTCGCTTAGGGCCCCACACCCGCAACGCGGGTAGTGGGTATACAGGTAGAGATCACGCGGGGTCGTTGTCCACGCAATGCCTATGAGAGCGGAGGAATAGGGGCCCCCATACGCCCCAAAAGGGTGCGGATAGGGGGAATAGTGGAGAAATCATGGAAGTTTGCAAAAAAGTGCTAAAAAGCTGTCGCCTTTTTTGAAAAAACATACATATATATATTGAGGCCTTGAAGAACCCCCTTGGATAAGGGGGATTGAGGGGGTCGATAGAATCTTGACGTGTGAGTGGGTGCTTCAAAGCACACGCGAACATGGCAAGACTCGCTCCGCTGCCTAGGGGCGCGGGCGAGCTTAGGTATCGCGTCGGAGCCGTAGCCCCAAGCGAAGGCTAACGACGTGACAAGAATACTCCTCAGCTCACCGCTGCTTACGCAGCTAACGCCTTCGTCGTATTCTTGTATGTATCAGTTACTTACGTATCGCCCTGTCCCTTTGGGGGGACGGGCTAATGTATTAAGCAGGGGACCCGCACCCACCAGGGTAGCGGGCTTGGTGTGTACGTATGTTAAGCATTGATGGTAAGCAATACACCGAAGAAGATCTGACTCCTGAGCAGATCGCTGAGGTGAATCACATGGTAGCCCTCCAGCAAGAGCTGGGGGCTCTGCAGCGTCGCTTTACGGATGTACAGATTGCGCTGTCCACTCGCCAGGAAGCCTTCGTGGCAGCGGTCAAGAAGGCGGCAGAGGGACCCATCCTCTTCGAGGAGGGGACCGAGGCGGAAGTCGCGTAATGGCGACTCCGCGTCGCGGCAAGGCTAAGGTCAAGGTGACCGCCAGCGGGCGGCGCGTGTCCTACGGCCAAGCCGGTAGAGCGAAGGACGGAGGGCCGCGTGTACGTCCAGGGACCAAGAAGGGTGACGCCTATTGCGCCCGTAGCGCGGGCCAGATGCGTGACAACCCGAAAGCAGCCCGCGATCCCAACTCCCCGCTCCGCCTCTCGCGGAAGCGGTGGAAGTGCAGCGGAAGCAAAAGCCGGAGGTCGTAATGCCTAGAGGACTGTACGCCAACATCAATGCTAAGCGTAAGCGCATTAAAGCTGGTTCTGGCGAGCGTATGCGCACGCCGGGCACCAGGGGTGCTCCGACCGCCAAGGCTTTCAAAGAGTCCGCTAAGACGGCCAAGAAAAAGCGCACGTAATGGAATCTCAGTCCCAAGAGCAAAACACCACTCCAGTGGTGCGCGACGATTCCACGGGACGCTTCCTGAAAGGGATCAGTGGTAACCCAAATGGACGCCCCAAGGGCTCCAAAAACAAGGTAACCATGCTCAAACTGATGGTCGAGGAGGCCGTCAGGGAAGATAACGCAGATAAAATGCTCCAAGTGGCAAATCTGATTGTAAATCAAGCACTTGAGGGTGATAAAGACAGCCAAAAGCTGGTTTGGGCCTCGATTATGTCCAAAAGCGCCGCGGATAACACGGTTGCGGGCAAGGAAAGCGTCCAAATTAACATTTCCACCACCGACTCCGCCTCTAAAAAGGCGGAAATCATCGAAAACGAGGCCGACGAGGCCGAATACACGGACGAGGATATTGAAGATGGCTAACATGAACCAGTGCAGTGACTACGCCCAGAAGGGTCCGGGCGTGAGAGCCAAGTCCAGCATGGGCTCCAAGCCCTACAAGGCTGGCAAAGGCATGGCTAGCCCCGTCAAGGGCGGTGCTATGGGCGGTTCCAAGCCCCAAGGCTACTAAAGCTATTGAAACCGGCTAGCACCTCCGGGGCGTACCGGTGAATATCAGTCTTCACAAGCACCAGCTTGATATCTTTGAAGACCCCAGCCGCTTTAAGGTCGTTGCGGCTGGTCGTCGTTTCGGGAAATCGTATCTTGCAGCCGTGACATTGTTCGTAGAAGCGGCGAAGAACTCCAAAGTACGAAGCGACGGGGTAGAAGTAGACCTTGCGTTGGAAGAAGTGTACTACGTCGCCCCGACGTACGAGCAGGGGAAAAAGATCCTGTGGCCCCTCCTGAAGGAGCTAGGGTCTGAACTTATTGCTCAGAAGTACGAAAACCAGGGCGTTCTCACGCTAGTCAACGGTCGTCGCATCTCCATTAAGGGTGCGGACCGCCCCGACAGTCTGCGTGGGGTTGGCCTTAGTTACGTAGTCATGGACGAGTACGCTTTTATGAAGGAAGAGGTGTGGCAGATGATTATCCGCCCCGCCTTGGCTCGGGCCGAAGGGGGCGCGCTGTTTATCGGCACCCCCGACGGCAAGAACCATTTCTACGAGTTGTGGGCTCACGCCATGCAGACGGAAGACGCCGCATGGAGAGCGTGGACCTACAAGTCCATGGACAACCCGTTCCTGCCTGCGCAGGAAATCACGATGATGGCCGAGAATATGTCGGAAGAGCGTTTCCGGCAGGAGATCGAGGCATCATTTGAATCGGGCGGCGGTATTGTCCTTACCCGCGATATGTTTGATGTCGTGGAGAACGTCCCCTACCCGGGGGATTACTACGTAGCAATCGACCTCGCCGGTTTCAGCAAAACCGAGGGAGGGCGCAAGGTGAAGAAGCTTGACGATCACGCTATCGCAGTCGTGCTTAACCACGCTGGCGGATGGTGTGTCGTTGATCTTATTTACGGTCAGTGGGATGTTAGAGAGACCGCACTTCGGATAGTAAAGGCGTACCGGGACTACAAGCCCGTGAAGCTAGGCGTTGAGAAAGGCATGGCAAAGAACGCCGTTACCCCCTACATCGAGGACGAGATGAATCGCCTGGGGGTGTACTTTCCGATCTGGGAATTGTCGCACGGGAATCAGCGCAAGACGGACCGTATCGCGTGGGCCCTCCAGGGCCGAGCGGAAAAGGGTCGCATAAGTCTGCTGAAGGCCCCGTGGAACAAAGACTTCCTGGACCAGTGTGTAGACTTTCCGTCCCCTTTATCTCACGACGACCTCATTGACGCGGTGTCGTACGTGGATCAAATGGCAGACCCATGGTTCGACGGCTTTGAAGTCGAAGACGAGTGGGAGCCAATGGACGATGTTGCAGGTTATTAAGGGGAGCTAGAGCGTGGCGATACAAAATCAATTCGGGGAGACTAACAACCCGAACGACGCGCGACAAGAATATGAAGGCTTCTCTGGCCTTGCAGAGTTTATTCTGCTGAAGGTGGACCACGCACGGGACGTGCGCGACACCAAGTATGGTACTCGCTGGGACGAGTACACCCGCTTGTGGCGGGGATTCTTCACGGAGAAAGACAAGAATACGGACAGCGAGCGGAGCCGCCTTATTGCGCCCGCGCTGTCCCAGGCAATTGAGATGACCGTCAGCGAGATCGAGGAAGCTATCTTCTCTCGCAAGGCGTGGTTCGACGTCACCGACGACATTGCAGACCAGAACAAAGAAGACGCGATCATTTATCGCAACCAGCTGCTGGAAGATTTCAGCTTGGACGGCGTACAGCGCTCTATCAGCGACGCTATCCTGATGGGAGCTATCTACGGCACGGGGATCGCAAAGATCAACGTAGCCAAGAAGACCGAGCTGCAAGCTGGTCCTCGTGGAGAAACCACGGAGGTGGAGCGTATCTCCGTCCCCGTGGAGGCTGTGCGGCCCGATCAATTCTTGATCGACCCGGCTGCCACGAATATCGAAGAGGCGATGTTTGTCGCCCACGAAGTTATCAAGCCGATGCACACCATTCGGGAGAAGCAGCGGCAGAAGATCTACCGTAAGGGCGAGTTAAGCCCCTATACGGGCACCCGTCCCGACACGGACGGCACGGGCATCACGGCTAACGTGGACCTGCGAGACAGCTCCGTAATGCTGATTGAGTACGCGGGGCGCGTTCCTGCCGTACTTCTGCCCGACGCAAAAGGCAGCGGCATGGTTGAGGCCCTTGTGACCCTTACGGAAGACGGTTTTGTGCTACGTGCGGTGGAAAACCCCTACCGCATGAAGGACCGGCCCTACGTCGCGTATCAACACGACAGCGTGCCGGGAGAGTTTTGGGGCCGAGGCGTAGCCGAGAAAGGCTATAACCCTCAAAAAGCCCTTGATGCAGAGCTACGGGCTCGTATTGACGCCCTGGCGTTAATGTCCGCCCCGATGATGGGGGCAGACGTATCACGGCTACCGCGCAACGCAGACTTCCGGGTGCGTCCCGGCAAGACGGTGTTTACCCGCGGTCGTCCTAGCGAGATTCTGGAGCCGATACAATTCGGTAATCCCTCAATCCTTGCTAACACCTTCCAGCACACGGGTGATCTGGAGCGAATGATCCAAATGGGAACCGGGGCGATGGACTCGGCAACTCCCGTTGGCGTCAATGCGCGAAACAGCACCGCCAGTGGCATCAGTCAGCTGCAAGCTGGCTTTATCAAGCGCTCCAAGCGCACGATGCAAAACATCGAGCGACAGTTCCTTGGGCCTTTGGTCCGCAAGAGCTTGTGGCGCTACATGCAGTACGATCCTGAGCGTTATCCGGTGGATATGAAGTTTCGTATCGACTCCGCCATGGGGATCATGGCTAAGGAAGTCGAGAATACGAACCTTACCAACATGCTTGGTTACATTCCGCCCCAGTCTCCCGCTCATATGTTGGTCGTGCGAGCCATCTTCGAGAACAGTTCTTCCGCTAACAAGGAAGAGCTTATGGACGCAATTCGTCAGCTGTCGCAAGGGCCTTCGCCCGAGCAGCAGCAAATGCAGCAGCAGATGCAAGAGCTGCAACAGCGTATGTTGATGCTTGAGATGCAAGCGAAAGAGCTTGATAACGCCAAGGTGCAAGCAGAAATCGCCAAGCTACAAGCGGATACCCAGTACGTGATGACGAAGGACGATCTGGAAGACGATAAGGTCCAGATCAATGCGTCGAACGCGGCAGTCGCGGCCCAACGGGTGCGCGTCCAGTCGCAGATGGCAGACACCCAACGGCAGGAGGCAATAGCCCGTGCAATCGGACAACCACAAGGTAGTAGCTGAACTCAAAGAGATGATGGAGGTCTTTGAGGAGCCAGGATGGCGCCTTGTAGTGAATCAGCTACTTCAATCCGCTGAAGAGCTAAAAGAAGCAGTGTTGTATTCCAAGGATTGGGGAGACACGCAGTTTCTGAAAGGTCGCATAGAGCAATGCCGCATGGTGGCAAATCTGGAGGACCTGGTGGTCAACCAGATCAGCATGATGGAAGAAGATGCTCTAGGAGGCGACGATGCTGCGGATGTATGACTACCACTGTCCCCACTGTGATCGCTACTTTGAAGCGCTTGCAGAATCGACAGAACGGCATTTCCACCATTGTCACCATTGTGAGGGGACTGCCCAGTTAGTGATTCGCTCTGTGCCGATGCTGGACCCTAGGATGGGCGTAGACAAGGACTTCCCGACCATGGCTAAGCGCTGGGACGAGAAGCATAGAAAACTTGCCTACGGCCAGATGAAAGACAGCAATAACACCCGGTACGGGACGAAGACTGATTACGAGCGCGAGGCGTTCTATAAGCGCCGAGAGCTTGAGAAGTAAAGAAACGGACAATCCGAGACCTCGGGACCGTTTTTACCTATGCGGGGAAACCATTGTCGTCCCGCTAACTTAAGAGAGGAGTCGGCATTTATGCCTTTGAAGTACGAAGATTACGCACGGAAGCAAGAGGACGAGCTAGAGACTGAGATCCAAGAAGCGTCGGAAGCCTCGGAGAGCCGCCAAGCGGAGAACTCTGTTGAGATTCCCGAACGATTCAAGGATAAGTCCATTGAGGACGTTATCAAGTCTTACACGGAGCTGGAGAAAGCCTACAGTCGCCAAGGAAACGACTTGGGTGAGTATCGAAAGCTCTCTGAGCAACTCCTTTCGCTGGAATCCGCAGGCGGGTCTAAACAAACCGAACAGACCCAAAGCGAAGACATCTCGATTGACGCCCTTTACGATGATCCGAAAGGGACTATCGAGAAGGTTGTTAGCCAACGTGTTAGCGGCCTGGAGCAACAGCTGTACCAAGAGCGGTTTAACGACCGCCTTAGCAAGATGAACAATAAGTACGACGGCTGGCAGGATGAAGTCAGAACTCCCGAGTTTGTGAACTGGGTGCAGGAGTGGGCGAATACGCCCGTACGCCAGCGCCTGGTCATGGCAGGGGACCAAGGCGATCTTGATGCTGCGGAAGAGGTTCTCCTCTCGTACTACGAGAAGAAGCAGCTTTCCCAGCAAGCTGAGCAGTCGGAACGCAAAGCACAACGCGATGCGGATCTAGCTAAGGGTACGCTGGAAAGCGGTAGCCCCGACTCCCCCGAGTCGGAGACCACTTTCTCTCGACGGAAGCTATTGGACTTACGTATCCGTGCGAAGCAGGGGGACCGTAAGGCAACAGAATTCCTGAAGGATAACCAGGTTGATATTGCACGTGCTTACGCTGAGGGTCGTCTTGTCGATTGACTCT